ATAGGGATAACATGGACAAAGTCGACGACGTACCGAATCAGGTACCGAAGAAAGTCGCACGCAACGAAGACACGTTGCTTGAGGTTCGTATTAATAAGAACCATTATGCCCTCGCGTACTTACCCGGACATTTCGTCGAATCAGATGAAATTGTTCTCATTACGAGCGCCTACCTCGTTGGTTATGCTAAAATAACTATACTGAACAAGGCACGGGACGAGGATCGATTCGCGAGTCTGATAGACAGTCTCAAATATAAAGTAAAAGATTTCAAGATACTAGATGTCGAGCGCCACCAAGAAGCGGTATGTGGCGCCGCGTACTTGGCATTTGAAGAACCACTTCAGGAACAGTTCAACAACATCGTGGCTAGCAGACATGCCACCGGGTTGTGGGACCGATTTAACAAGAATATGTCATGGGAACGTAAAACACGGAAATTTCGAGGAGGACAAATCACATTGTTCACCCAGATTTTCATTGCTTTTATGACATTCCGGAAAATGCGCCGGACAACATTTGCTGAATTCAAACGGCAAGTGAACCTTGTTATACAGTTCGTCGCAAACAGACCGTATCTAGCAACGATAACGGCATTTATGGCCCAGTTTGCATATCGGGCAGGAATCGCCAGCGCAGTCACCAAAACTGCCGCTGAGGTCCTGAACGACATTGCAACGGCCGGAATGCTGTACATCAAGAAACGGTTTGGCGCGTCAGAAGCCAATACAATCAAGTATGAAAACTCAGCGAAAGTCGTTCGCCTTGGCCCACAGCCTGAAGTTGTGGCGAGCCATACAGAACAAAGTACAAACGTGGACAACGTACCCACTCAAACAAAGTCAGAATCACCGCAGATTCAGAATCTCAAGGCAAACACGCCCTCAGCGTCGGTCGCCCGTATGATTGAACCCGAAAACAAGGGAAACATAGTACCTGGCCCCACGGTTGTAGCCGTAGCCAGTGGAAATGCGAATGGTGTAACATATAATTTTGGAACCGAGAAATCGATATCCGAATCCATTTTCAATCAGAACAAGGACGATGAGCTCGACGACGACGACATTTTCATTCCCTACGGGATAGAGGATATCGTAGTCAGAGGTACCGGCAAAGACCCAGTTCCGACGGTCGTTGCGGTAGAGAGGAAGTTAATAACAACTAAGTTTAAGGAGAGTACAAAGGCGATAAAACACCACGAGTTAACCAAGATGGTTTCCGATAAGGTGTCCGTTATGGCCGGGACGCGCGAGCTCAACCGCAGCCCCGAATTCCTAGGACCTGTTTCTTACGTACAGAAAGAGGTGATCAAAGGAGCCATTCCACAAATCCTGGTGCCCAAGATATCATCAACGGCACCTGTTGACACGAGCAAAATGCTCAGTTCTACTAAGTTAATTCGCAAAACAGGTTGCACCCCATCAAACGATGCGGTGAACAACGTAGGATGGATAGGTCCAGCTTTCCTCGGCTGCCTCCCTTCTGCTTTCGCGAAAACTGAAGCGAACGAGTATAAATCCTTAGCTGGGCGGCACTTAATTGGTGCCAAGCTAGGGACCCATGGCGACGCCTACTGGCACGCCGCTACCACAATTTGCGTACCCGCGCTGTTTAAGTTAGCCAAACCTTACCACAAACCAATGACCATCGAAGATTGGTTGGTAGGCCAACCGAACGGCAGGGCAAATAAATACAGGAAAATCGTCAAAGAGAAACCCGAAATTCTGGAACCGAGAAGGATCAAAAACAATAAGCGTAGCTTTTTCATCAAGGCCGAGATGGCCGTGCCACCCAAAGCGGGTGACGCCGATAAGCGGTGGAACGCCGATGCGTACCCGCGTGGCATACAAGCACTACAGAATGAAAACACGAATATTGCTCTCGGACCATTCGTTCAGGCCGTTTCCAAAGCCTTGGCTGGGCCCTTCATGTCCGTGAACATCGAGGACCCAAACAGGGAATGGCCTGAGTACAACTACACCAGTGGAGGTGATCCAGCGAAACTTGGACAGTGGCGCATGGATCACGATCCCAGTGATGGTTGGACTCTCATCGAAAACGATTTCTCCAAATTTGATTCAACACAACTACTCCACGCCCACAAGGCCGAACTCGCGTTCTTCAAGCTGTTCGGTCCTGGTGAGACAGCGATGGCCGTGCTCAAACATCAGCGCATGACCTACGGATTTGGATCATTTCACAAGTATGAAATCAAAAACACACGCAAGAGTGGCGACCAAAACACTTCATCCGGCAACACCGTCATCAATTTTGTTGTTCATGCATACGCGATTCATCGCTTCCGAACCCTACACCCTGACGCTGACTTCAAGTTCAGCATGCTCGGGTTGGGTGACGACAATGCATTAGCCATCCACGGCTTGGACAATAAAATGATTGACGTGTTTATGAAAATCACGGAAAACACCATTCGAGAAATGGGGCTTCTGCCAAAGTTACAAGTAACTAACGACAGATTGACCTATTGCTCTTCTCTTTTCTACCCCTGCACACGCATTAACAGGGATAAAACGCGAGTCAACGCTCGCGTGCTGGGACCATGCATTGACCGCTACTTGTGCAAAGTAGGTTGGTCGGTGAAACCATTGGTACCACCAGGGAAGAAGTTCAGACACCGAAGTGGACCGAATGACAAAGCAACACTAGCCAGATTGAAGGGCAACGCGCTTGGTCAGCCTCAGGTAGCCATAATACCTATCGCCCGTGCGATTCACAGGTATGTGACGGGAAACAAAACAACAGGCACCACTTCCGGAGAGTGGGTGTCCCATGCAGCCACGGAATACAAATTCGAGGCTACAACAGAGACTACTAAATATGTAAGAGAATATTACGACATCAGTCAGGACGACATCGATGAAACGGAAACATTCTTATACGCACATATGAGGGCATCCTGTGGGCGCGCGAGCGCTTACTGGCACCCAGTCATTGCGCACATATTTAGCTAGAACCGTAGCATGGCAGGTTAGTGCAGCAGAGGCAGCTGAAAGTGAGTCACGTCACACCTTACACTAGTGCGTTCATAACATGGTTAACAAGCCTAAACCCAACCAAAAGCGACTTTTAAACAAACAAGTTCAGCCTCGCAAGAAGCGACAGAACGTGAAGAAGAAAGACACTAGACAAGCACTTGCAAAAGAGTTCCGGGCCGTTTATCGACCAACATCACAGAATGCACCTTCCAAACCGGAAAGGAAGCAGTTCGAAACGATGTTATCTAAATGTGCGCTCAAATACGCTCTTGCAATTGCCAATCCATTCAACATAGCAGCCAGAGGTGCATGCATACCGACACTACCAGCACCAGAATCGTTCAAGACGTCCGGTTTCATTCGTGGAACCGCGTTCATCGGAACAGCTGGAGTTGGTTTCATATGCGTGTCACCTTGTGTAGCGAGTAACATGCCAGCATTGTATGTTACTAACGCCTCATACACAGGCACAAGCACACTACTCATATCAGCAATCAACCAACTGGTACCCGGAATCAGTACCCTAAGCGTTAGCAACATTCCTTTTCAGGCGGCAAATTTCACGTCGATAACGAATGCTTCACCAAACGTTCTAGGTAGAATTGTTTCCGCCGGCTTATCAGTACAATACGTTGGCACCCTCATGAACACATCAGGAGTGGTCTACGCGCTGCGCGACCCCGCGCACAACAGCATTTTATCAACTGGAACAGGCGGAGTGACAGGTAGCTCAGCTCAGAGTCTCGGACTCAGAGCTGAAGCATCTATCTGCCCATTCACCAGTGAAAAATGTACTGTAGTAGACTTCCCCGCTGACATGGAGGAATGCGCCTACCCGGGCAAAGCTTCATCGGCCCCACAAACATTAGCAACATTGTATCCTTTTTGCAACGCGAACGACGTGTTCCCGACCACCGCAGCTACCTATTCCACGTTGAACGTGAATGGTTTGCCATGCGGTGTACCGACATCGGTGATTTTATTCACCGGCGTGCCAGGTTCTGCCGTGCAATTTGAATACATGCAACATGCTGAATACGTGGGCCCAGGAGCAGCCGCGCTCGTCACTGCAACCGAAAGTGACCTGCC